TAAATAACATGACTATTTAGTAAAAATTGTTCAATAATTAAAACTTAAATCATGGCTAAAGAAAAATATAATGTTAACACGGTTAACATTAGAAACGTGTCAAGTTATGTCAATATAATATCTCAGATATTTTTAGACAATCCGGGTGCTAAAGAAGCAGAATTAACAACATTGTTTAAATGTCTTTTAAGTGCCGGTATTTATGAATCAATAAATGCTGCGGTGTTAGCAGGTGTACCTGTTGGAACATTTGTAATTATTGATGATCCTGAAACTCCAGAGCTTGACTTTGATATTAAGGTAGTATAATACTAACATTACAGCCTCTATAAGGGGCTGTTTTTAAATTTTAAAACTATGTCAAATAGTATAGGAGACTTAAAAAATAGTGGACTACAAGGCAATAATTGGCCTTGGCAGTACAAAGTATTACTAGGTCTAGATAAAATTGTAAGTGCAATTGGTGATACTGAGTATGAAGCTCAGATAATACTAGCTACTTGTCCCGGACCAGTTCCTGCATCTGGATATTATCTAGAAGTACGTATATATAATACAACTACAGGAACCTTTGGTGCACCTGTATATTACCTTCCAGGTAGTACAACACCAGTTAATCTTTCAACATGTACAAAGGAATATGCAAATGATTCATTAGTACTTACACAGATTTTAACTGAGTTACTTGACCAAGGTGTTACATTAGATGCAATTGAAACTAGCGTTCAACTTATAGATAATTGTGTAGGAACAGATGGGGTTATAGCACCTCCAAATTCTTTTGTTATAGCTGGTGTTACAGCTAGTGGAATTCAGCAAACTATTGATGTGGGTACAAATGGACATGTTCATATTTCAGATGGTGGAGGTTCATTAACAGTAGATAGTAATGCCGCAGTAAGAACTCCTACAATTTTAAGAACATCTGCTAGTTCATCTGTTTTAGCTGGGAAATTTTCAATGTCCTTTGCTAGTGTAGGAACTGTTGATGCTACTGTTGGTGGTCAAACATTAAAAGTAGGAGAAACAATTAGTTTTGATGCAGGAGGTATTAATAATACATTAGGAGCTGTAGCATATGATTCTTCTGCTGTTGGAGCTGAATTACTAATTATTACACTTACTTAATGAGTACAGGAATAAACATAAGCGGAAGCTCTACTAAAATAAGAGAATCAGATTATGTATATCCAAATCATTATTCTGGAACTGCTAATATTAATACTCCTACATCAAGTCCAACATGGACAATAAAAAGAGTAGACTTTACAATACCAAATATCCCAGTAACACTTGAAGCTACAGGTGCTTGGGATAATAGAACAAGTTTAATATATACATAAAATGGAAACAAAATATAGCTTTGTAAGCACTTGTATTGAAGGTGATTCTTATGCACTTGTAATGGTTTCATGGAAGTTAGATGCTGACGGTAACAGAGTAGATCAAGTAAGTGAAACAAAGACTGGTTTAACACTTCAACAATGTTTTGATGAAGCAGTAATTTTTGTTGAAAAAAATAAAGATTAGTCATGGCACTTAGATATGCAATATCATCAGGAAATTGGAATACTCCAGGTATATGGGATAGTGGCACAGTCCCAGTTCCTACTGATGATGTAAGAGCTAACGGCTTTACAGTCACAATAGATGTAGATATAAATGTGTCTCAAATATCTACAGCACAATTATTACCCGCATTAGCTGGAGGTGGATTTGTTGTGAGTACTAATAGGACTTTAACTTGTGATGTTGTTTCTTCATCTACAATATGTTTGTCTTCATCTGTTGGCAATATAGTATATATTATTGGTAATATGACTGGGGGTTTACTAAATAATATTCCAGGTGTATCTTTTACTAATTCAGGTTCTATATTAAATGTTATTGGAAACGCAACAGGTGGGAATCCTCTTAGTGGGGGTGCACATGGTTTATCTTCAGCTGGTACTGTTAATTTTGTAGGTAACGCATTTGCTGGTAATACTAGCAATGCCGCAACAGCAGGTATTAATATTACAACAACTGGTAATTTAACATTTACTGGTAATGCATCATGTTTAGGTCTCCGTACTTATGGAATTCAATGTGCTGGAAATTCAACACTAAATGGAACAATAACGGCTGGTAATAGTATTCTTTCAGGTGGAGTTAATTTACTAAGTGGTATTCACATAGTAAATTCTGATTGTTTTGGCGGTAGTGGTTCTGGTTCACATGGTCTATTAATTACAAATAGTACAGCAACAATTAATGGTAATTGTACTGGTGGTTCAAATGGTGGTTCACATGCATGTAATATAACAAATAGTACAGTTACAGTAAATGGTAATATTATTGGCTCAACATCAACAACAAGCGTTGGTGTTTTAGTTAATGATTTAGCATCAAATGTTGTTATTTCAACAATGACATTTAGTTCAAGTGGTGGTTCACCTGTTATTGGGTTTGTTAAATTTAAAAATACAGCACCTACAATTACTGTTACAAAAGCGGATAACACAACACAACAACTTGTAGATCCTTTAACTACTGATATACCAGTAATAACAAATGTCAGAAATGGAGTAGTATATGCAAGTGGTGCTTTAACTGGAACATTAGCTGTTCCACCAACCTCATCGGTTGCAGTTGGTGTACCAGTAGACGCTACTGTTGGAACTGCAATTATTACAGTAACTGACATGGGGGCATTACTAGCATCTTATAATGTATAATAATTTAAAATGGGAACTAATATAAATAGAAACTTACCCGGTAATGCATATGATGCAGCCGTAGGTGCGCATACTCCATCAGTAACTAATCCATATGCAACACAGTTAGATCTTGCAAATATTAATAACCCTGGTAATGCCAACTTATTAATATCTGGAGGAGCTTCTTGGTCTGATATAGGTATGGTGTTTAATGTATCAGCTTTGGTATATCAAATTGCAGGAATACAACTTTTTGCAAATGCTCAGAATGTAACATTACCTGCAAGTAATCCAACATTAGCAAGATTTGATGCTATAGTTGTAAATGAGGCTGGAGTAGTTTCAGTAATTTCTGGAACTCCTGCTACAAATCCTCTTACTCCTGCAGTAGATGAGAACTATGTACTTATCCAGTATGTGTTAGTAGGAGCTGGTTCAACTACTCCTACAGTAACAAACCAGTTTGTCTACAGAGAAGGATCATCTCCAGATTGGAATCCATCTTCTGTAGCAGGTGCAGCTCCGGCTTTGTCAGTTAATTTTTCAAGTACAACTCCAGCTCCAGTTTTTCAAGGAAGCCAGTGCACTTTAGTTACTGCTCCTACCTATAATGCTGGTAAGTATATACAGTATACAAAACCATCTAGTAATATCTCTAGGACAACATTTGCTTTTCTTACATTTAGAGTTTACTTACCAGTAGCTCTTCCTGCTAGAAATATTCAAATTTTTCTTTATAACGGTACAACTTTGATTGGTTCTGTTCTTGCTACAAACTGGGGTATGAATATGAATAGTATAGGAAACTGGCAATTAGTTTCTATTCCTACAAATGCATTTGGTAATCTTGCTATCAGTACTATGTCAATGGCAAGAATATTTATGACCGGTAATACAGCTAATACATTTGCTACTGGTTTTGATCAATATGCATTAGATGATATTAAGTTTCAATCAGGATATGGACCTCAAGCAAATGTAGCAACTATTGATCTTTCTGAAAATGCAAATGCTGTAGGAAGTACATCAAAAATAAATTTTATTTCAGGTGCTGGAGTAGATTGGGCTATTGTAAATGATGCTATTAATAATAGAATAAATGTAGCAGCTAACTCTATAAATGCTTATGTAACACCAGAGTTAAATATTGCTGGTAGAATTTTATTGAATATAGATGCTGGTAAATTTTTAATGGTTGATTCGGCATCTCCGCAGACTATGACTATTCAATTAAATAGTAATTTTCCAATTCCTACAGGTGCTGTAATAAAAGTATCACAACAAGGAACCGGAGCTGTAACCATATTAGGAGTAATTGGAGTAACATTATATACAAGTACAATTACAACTTTACCAAATCAATACAGTGTAGCAACACTTACAAAAACAGATACAGATACATGGTATATAGAATATAGTTTGGTATAATCACTGTAGATTCAAATATTTTTACTATATTATTATATATATTTATAACTTATAACAATGGAAACAACATCAATAACAATAATCTTGTTTATATCAGGAACAGTTTTGACTATCTTTGGATACTTTTTAAAGATCATCCACGGAGATGTAAGAAAGAATACTGAAGAACAAGGAAAACTAAAAGGTAAAATAGAACTAGTACAACAAGAGACTCAGATAAAATATCAAGCATTGCAAGAGCTTACTCAACTTGAGATAAAGAATCTAGCTAAGAATGTAGGTGAATTATCAGATGCCGTTAAGATGTTTGTCTTAAATAGAGAAAGATGAAAGAGTTGAAAAAAAGATGGACAGCTAAGACTCCAAAGTTTTGGAAGAAAGTAAGAAACATTGCAATTACTTTAGGTGCAGTAGCAGGAGTAATTCTAACAGCACCAATTTCATTACCAGCAGCAGTAATTACAGCAGCAGGTTATCTAGCTACAGCAGGAACAGTAGCAGCTACCTTATCTCAATTAACAGTTGAAGATAAAAAAGAAGAAGAAATTGTAAACCCTTAAATAAGTAAAAATGGCAAAGAGAGTAGTAAAAGTCAAAGACATTGAAATAGAAGTCAAGACTAAAAAAGTAAAGGTAACAGCAGTCAAAAAAGACAAGAAAATTGATATAGTAGTTGATACTCCAAAAGTGGATGTTGATTTACATGTGACTGAAGAGAAAAAAGAGTTTAAACTAGATAGTGAAAAACTTGATGTTAATGTTGTTAAAACAGACAAAGGAACTGAAGTAACTGTTAATGCAGAAAATTCAGTTTTGACTAAAGTTGGAAACTGGCTTGCAAAGTTTTATGCTAAAAAATTTAATAAGAAAAAATGAGTGTATTAGACTTAACTAAAATAAAACAGGTACCTCTCTCAGAAGGACAGTATGTAAATGAGGAGACCAAAAAACTACAGATAGTCTTGCACCATACAGCTGGTAACTCTTCAGCACCTGGTACAATTAAAATGTGGAATGCAGATGACAGAGGACGCATTGCTACATGTGTAGTTATATCTGGTAAAGGTTTATCTAAAGATACATTTGATGGTGAGATAGCACAAGCATTTTCATCTAAAAAATGGGCATACCATTTAGGTATTAAACCTGATGTATTCAGAGCAAATGCTTTACCATATAGATCACTTGATCCTTTAGCAATTGGAATAGAGATTTGTAACTGGGGACCACTTACATCAAAAAATGGCAAGTTCTACAATTATGTAAATCGTGAAGTTCCAATTGATCAAGTTTGCACATTAGATAAACCATACAAAGGATATTCATTTTATCATGCCTATACAGATGCACAGATTGAATCTGTGAGACAGTTGCTAGTATACTGGAATAAGATCTATGGTATCTCTCTTAAATACAATGAGAGTGATATGTGGTCAGTATCTAAGAATGCCTTGTCAGGTGTTGCTGGAGTATATACTCACAACTCCTATAGAAAGGATAAGAGTGATATTTCTCCTCAGCCAAAAATGATAGCAATGCTTAAAACATTATAATTATGAAATTTAGAAATAGTTGGAAAACCCACAAACCAAACTGGAAAACAGTAACAATCAGATGTAGATTGTCATTAATTGATTTCCTATCTATAGAGATAGACCCATTCAGAAACTTTTACTCTATAACAATATTAAACTTAACTTTTAAAAATAGATAGTCATGAAAACATCTATAAAAAAAGTAGTAGCTAAAAAACCTACTATAAAAAAAATGTCTTTGGGAGGAACTGCTAAAAAAGTAAAACCATTAAAAAAAGCTGAAACAGGCATGTCCATGAATACAGCTTCTATGGATGATGAATCTTGTATGGAAACTGTCATGCTAGATGGTAAACCAAAAAGAAGAAGACGTAGTGGATGTGGTAAAACAACTAAGTTTAGGAGCAGTGGTAGAAGTAGTGGGGGTAATAATAGTCCTAGAGGTAGAGGTTTATATACAGGAGGATAGCCGTTACTTAAACTATAGTGATCCAGGTATATTGTATATCTGGATTTTTTTGTTTAAATATTTCTAGTTTAAACTTTTCTTGTATATTTGTATAAACTTTAAATATATAAAAATGGAAAATGCAAACCAAGAGAAGGTGTTTACACCTGAAGAATTAGAATTAAAAAGAAAAGAAATGCTTAAATTTTATAAGGACTCTATGCCTTATTTAACAGCACAATTTGAACATGAAGAAATGTTAATGAAGATTGATGAAGTTAGATTTAAAAGAACTAACATTCAAATGCAGTATACAATGCTGATGAATCAAATAGAAAATGCACCTGAAGAAGAAAATGATAATGAAGAATATCCATATCCAACACCTTCAGAAATAAATGATCAAAACCCTTTAGCAAGGAAACTTAAAAAACAGTAACATGGCTTTAGTAAACCAAGTACAAAAAAAAGTGGTAATGCCTATAAAAGATGTTATCAAGTTTCAGATATTAACTCATTGCTATTTAAGTAAAATAACATTGAGTGATTCTGATTTAGAGTGCTTGACTTTGCTTAGTGTAATTGGACCAATTGAATTATCACATTTTTGTTATGAAGCTTCGGATGAGCACTCGGTATTTAAGTCAGAACAAACTGTTAGAAATTGTATTAATAAATGTGAAAAGAATGCATTAGTAATTAAAGATTCTAACAACAAAAAAATTGTAATGGTTAATCCCAGTTTAAAGATTCAAACTGAAGGAAGTATTTTATTAGATTATAAATTTTTAGGTAGATGATTCCAAAAAAGTCAAGTCTACTATATAAAGAGTTAGCAGAGGAACTTAATTGTCCTTTAGAACTGGTTGAGGATTTAATCCAATACTATTATAAAGAAATAAGAAATAATTTAACAAATCTTACTCATCCCAGAATTAATGTTGATGGTTTAGGTCAATTTGTTGCAAGGCCTGGTTTAGTAAAAAAGTCAATTCAAAGGTATAAGAAAGCTTTAGACTCTCATGACACTTCAACCTTTGGTGCATACTTTAATAAAAAGATGTTAGAAGACAAAGTGGAGTGTCTTGAGAATTTAGACAAAAAACTGAATGCATTAGAATTAGACAAAGAAAATTTTAAAAAAGAAAAGAATGAAAAACACACTGAAAATAATATGGCAAAACCGGAAACAGATACTTGAAGGTATAACTAATACAATCATTCGTGATGAAACTGTAGAAGAAATAGCAAGACTAAGATATTCTATTTGTGAGGATTGTACCAGTAAAGGAAAGAAATGTGCTGTGAAAGGCACAGCTCCATGTTGTAATGAATGTGGATGCTCCCTTAATTTTAAAACCAGATCATTATCTTCAGATTGTCCATTGGGTAAATGGGAAGCTATTGCTACTGAAGAAGAAGAAGATAACCTAGATAAACTATAAAAATGAGTATATTTTTTAATGCAGAAAATCATAGTTACAAAAGTTTAGATGCTGAACAAGATATTGTTTGGTACAGTGTAACAACAGTAGTATCCTCTTTAAAGAAACCTTTTGATGCTAAAAAGACATCACAATATGTTTCTAAAAAACAAGGATCAAAATGGTTTGGAGTTGATCCAGCAATCATTCAGGAAATTTGGTCAAATGAAGCTAAGAGAGCAACTACTTTAGGAAATTGGTATCATAATCAAAGAGAGGATGACTTATGTTCTTTAGCATCAATGGAAAGAGAAGGTGTGACAATTCCTGTATTTAAACCTATACCATTGTTAGATGGTATAAAGCATGCACCCTTACAAAAGTTAGAACCAGGAATATATCCTGAACATATGGTTTATTTAAAATCAGCAGGTATTTGTGGTCAGTCAGATTTAGTAGAAATTGTAAACGGAAGGGTAAATATTATTGATTACAAAACAAATAAAGAAATTAAGATGGAGTCATTTAAGAACTGGGAAGGAATCTCAGAGAAGATGCTCCATCCAGTTTCTAGTTTGGAAGATTGTAATTTTAATCATTATGCTTTACAACTCAGCATTTATATGTATATTATATTAAAACATAATCCTAAACTATTACCAGGTAATATTTATATTCATCATGTTTCTTTTGAAACAGAAGGAAAAGATAACTGGGGATACCCAATATCTAAAAAAGATGATAATGGAGAACCTATTTTAAAACAAGTAATACCAATCCCAGTACCTTATGTATATGATGAAGTAATAGCTGTAATTAATTATATGAAAGAAAGCCCTACCTTTATTAAAAAGAAATAAAATGTTTACAAAACTATTTGATATCCAAAATGGAGTAGTAATTCCAACAGAGCACTGCTATACATTAAAAGCTCTTAAAGATGTTATGGATGAATATCCAGATGACTATTTAAAAGTTTACTTATATTTGTTTTATATGTGCTGTCCAAATCCGGACATGAATCCTTTTTTCTTTACACCAGAGCAAGATAAAGAATATATAATACTAAAAGAAATTGAGGCAAACTTCTCTACAGAGGATGATACAATCCATACAGCACTTTTATTTTGTGAAAGAATGTATGAAACACCTACATCCAGAGCATATAAAGGTATCGCAGCTATGTTAGATAGATTAGGTAGATATATGGAGACTAATACTATCACTACAGGTAGAGATGGTAATTTTAATTCTCTAATTGCCGCAGCCAAAAACTATGATGCTATTAGACAGTCTTTCAAAAGTACTTATAAAGATCTTCAGGAAGAACAGTCAAGTAAAGTCAGAGGTGGTATTGGCATGGCCTATGATCAATAAGAAAAATTATGAGTGAAATTTATCAAGATATACCAACATATGACAATGGAACATGGACAACCACAAGTTTTGAATCCAGAAACGACTTCACTGACTTCATCTTTGCCTTATTCAAAGAACCAGGTAAATACAACCTTAATGAAACTACAAATAAATTATTTGTATCTGAGTCAGATAAATTCAGAAAGAATGGAGTATATTGTACATCACCTTTCAAATCAAAAGACTTCATAAATTATTGGAATGAACAAAAAATAAAATGTAGAAAAGGTATCATCATTAAAGAAGGTGATAATCATTGGTTTCTTGCAAGAGAATACTACATGTGGTTGAACTTCCTACCTATATTTAATAAAGAGATCCAACAATTTGGATTTGCTGATATCAGAGATGCCCAATATCATATGGCACTCTATGAGCTTTTAGCAGAACTTAATTATAAGCATGTTGCTATATTAAAGAAACGGCAAATTGCTTCTTCCTATTATCACATGGGTAAACTTCTAAATCAACAATGGTTTGAAGCGGGGGTTACTCTTAAAATTGGAGCCAGTCTTAAAGATTATATTAATGAAAAAGGATCTTGGAAATTCTTACAAGAATATGCTGCATTCTTAAATGAACATACTGCATGGTACAGACCTATGTCTCCAGACAAAGTTATGATGTGGCAACAAAAGATTGAAGTAAGAAAAGGTGACAGAAAAAATGAAGTAGGTCTCAAAGGAACTATTCAAGGTATGTCATTTGAAAAAGATCCTACAAATGGTGTAGGGGGTCCGGTTAAATACTTCTTTCATGAGGAAGCAGGAATTGCACCTAAGATGGATAAGACCTATGAGTACATGCGCCCGGCCATGAGATCTGGTTTAATTACTACAGGGATGTTTATTGCTGCAGGATCTGTGGGGGATTTATCTCAATGCTATCCATTAAAGGAAATGATAGAAGATCCCGGATCTAAAGATGTATATGCTGTAGAAACTAATCTTATTGATGGTAAAGGTACTTATGGTATGTCAGGTTTATTTATTCCTGAACAATGGTCTATGCCTCCTTACATTGATAAGTTTGGTAATTCACAAGTAGAAGAAGCATTAGAAGCTTTAGATTTACAATTTGATATTTGGAAAAAAGAATTAGATCCTGAAACTTACCAGTTAAGAATTTCTCAGCATCCAAGAAATATACATGAAGCATTTGCAAACAGAAGTATTTCAGTTTTTCCTACACACCTGCTTGCTGCACAACAGAGAAGAATAGAAGATAAAGAATATGGTTTTGAGTACCTTGATATTTTTACAGATGAGAATGGTAAACCTTCTGTAAAACAAAGTAATAAAAGACCTATTATGGAGTTTCCTATAAACAAAAAAAATGAAGATAAAACTGCATGTCTTGTAGTATGGGAAAGACCAATTGATGATCCAAAGTTTGGAACATATTATGCTTCTATTGACCCGGTAGGTGAAGGTAAAACTACAACCTCTGAATCATTATGTTCTATCTATGTAATGAAAGCTCCTGTAGAGGTAACAAAAGTTACAAGTGGTGAAACAGAAACTTATGTTGAGCAAGGAAAAATTGTAGCATCTTGGTGTGGTAGATATGATGATATCAACAAAACTCATCAGATGTTAGAATTAATCATTGAATGGTATAATGCTTGGGCACTTATAGAAAATAATATTTCTTACTTTATACAGTACATGATATCTAGAAAAAAACAAAGGTATCTAGTTCCTAAGAGTCAGATATTATTTTTAAAAGATTTAAGTGCTAATGGAAATGTGTATCAAGAGTATGGATGGAAAAATACTGGCACACTCTTTAAAGCACATATGTTAAGTTATGCTATTGAATACACTAAAGAAGAATTAGATATTGAAACAAAAACTGATGGGACAATTGTAAAGACTACATATGGTATTGAAAGGATACCTGATCCCATGTTAATTAAAGAAATGCAAGAATATAGAGATGGAGTCAACGTAGATAGATTAGTATCTTTTGCTGCTCTTGTTTCATTTATGAAAATTCAACATTCAAATAGAGGTTATTTAAGAAGACATATTGCAGATGATAATGCTAAAAACTTGCAAAAGTCAGAAAATTTGTTTAAATTAAATAAGAGTCCTTTTCGCAATATGGGAAATGACTCACCTTTTAATTCTTCTAGTCTTAAAAGATCACCTTTCAAAAATTTTAAATAAAGGTTATGCAAGTATATAATGCAATGCAATTAAAAAAAGGAGCTAAGGTTGAAAATAACCGTTTAGGCAGTGTAACACAACCTCTTCAATTTATACCCAAAAAAGATAAAGATGATCAATGGGCAGCTTGGAATCTTGATTGGTTAGAATGGAATGGTCTTAAACAGATCCGTAGAAATGCCCGTAGACTAATGAAGAACTATAAACTTGCAAAAGGTATTATAGATAAAAGTGATTACATTGTTGAGGAAGATAATGAGATGAGAGAGATTGTGGATCTCTTAACAAAAGAAGATGAAAGTGCTCTTGAGTTAAAGTTCTATCCAATCATTCCAAATGTTATTAATGTTCTAGTGGCTGAGTTTGCTAAAAGATCAACCAAATTAAGTTACAGAGCTGTTGATGATATTTCTTATAATGAAATGCTTGAGCAAAAGAGATCAATGGTAGAAGAAACATTGATGGCTGATGCACAAACAAAAATTATTTCAGCATTAATGGAGCAAGGTTTAGATCCTAATTCTCCAGAAGCTCAACAACAATTAGATCCAGAAAAAATAAAATCTCTTCCTGAAATTGAAAAATTTTTTCAAAAAGATTATAGATCTGTAATTGAACAATGGGCAAGTCATCAACATAAAGTAGATGTTGAAAGATTTAAAATGGATGAACTTGAGGAAAGAGCTTTTAGAGACATGCTTATTACAGATAGAGAATTCTGGCATTTTAGAATGATGGAAGATGACTATGAAGTAGAGTTATGGAATCCTGTTATTACTTTTTATCACAAGTCTCCAGATAATAGATATCTCTCACAAGCAAATTGGGTAGGTAAAACAGATATGTATACTCCATCAGATGTAATTGATAAATATGGATATTTAATGGATGAAGATCAATTAGAAGCCTTAGAAGCAATATATCCAATTAGAGCAGCTGCATATAATATTGGCGGTCTTCAAAATGACGGAAGTTTCTATGATGCAACTAAATCCCATGAATGGAATACTAACATGCCTTCATTAGCATACAGACAGTACACATCATTTATGGCCGGTAATATTACAGATGGTTCTGATATCATTACCCAAATTATGGCTGAGGGTGAAGACTATTATGATCAAGGTACAGCATTCTTACTTAGAGTAACCACAGGTTATTGGAAGTCACAGAAAAAAGTTGGCCACTTAACTAAAATATCTGAAATTGGACAAGTTACAAATGAAGTAATCAGTGATGACTATGAAGTAACTGATAAACCTATATATGATAATAGACTTTTTAAAAATAAAACTAAAGATAACTTAATCTATGGAGAACACATTGATTGGATTTGGATCAATGAAGTTTGGGGTGGTGTTAAAATAGGTCCTAATATCCCTTCTTTCTGGGGTATGAATAATCCCGGAGGATTTACACCAATATATATTGGAGTTAATAGAACTAAAATAGGACCCTTAAAGTTTCAATTCAAAGGTGATAATAGTTTATATGGATCTAAACTTCCTGTAGAAGGTTCAGTATTCTCAGATAGAAATACACGTTCTACAGCTTTATTAGATTTAATGAAGCCATATCAGATTGGATATAACATTGTTAATAACCAAATTGCAGATATCTTAGTAGATGAGCTTGGCACTATTATCATGCTTGATCAGAATACTTTACCAAGACATTCATTAGGAGAAGATTGGGGAAAAGGAAATCTAGCTAAAGCATATGTGGCAATGAAGAACTTTCAGATGTTACCATTGGATACTTCTATTACAAACACTGAAAATGCATTAAACTTCCAACATTTCCAAAAACTAGATCTATCTCAGACAGAGAGATTAATGTCTAGAGTACAGTTAGCGGGCCATTTTAAACAACAGGCTTATGAAGTAATAGGTGTTAATCCACAAAGGATGGGACAACAGTTATCTCAGATGACTGCCACGGGTGTTGAACAAGCTGCTGCTGCTTCTTATGCACAGACCGAAGTATATTTTATCCAACACTGTGATTACTTAATGCCTAGAGTACATCAAATGAGAACTGACTTAGCTCAGTACTATCATTCTACAAAGCCATCAACAAGATTGACATATATTACTGAAGCAGATGAAAAGGTTACTTTTCAAGTAGATGGCACTGATCTTCTAATGAGAGATCTAAATATCTTTTGTACTACAACTGCAAACCATAGAGCTGTTCTTGAACAGTTAAAACAAATGGCTATTCAAAATAATACTACAGGAGCTTCTATATATGACCTTGGTAAAATTGTTCAATCTGATTCCCTTTCAGAAATCAACACAGTTCTTAAAATTTCTGAGAAAAGAGTTCAAGAACAAAAACAAGCTGAAATGCAACAACAACAAAGTATGCAAACTGAACAATTACAATCTCAAGAAAAACAAAAACAAATGGAGATTGATGCAGCTACACAAAGAGATGATAAGATGATTCAAAAAGATATTACTGTAGCAGAAATTAGAGCATCAGGATATGGAGCAATGGCAGATATTAATCAAAACCAAGAATCTGACTTTAAAGATTCTATGAAAGAGATCAGAGCCACTGAGCAATATCAACAACAAACTGATATTCAAAGACAGAAGCAAAGTGATGATATGGTAAGGCATTCACAGAAGATGGATGTTGAACAACAGAAGCTACAAGTTCAACAAGATATTGCAAATAAACAATTGGAAATAGCTAGAGTTAATAAGAATAAGTACGATTCTAAATCTTCTGATAAAAAGAAAAAATAGGTTTAGCTATATAGTGCAAAAAAAGAATTGATAACTTTTAAATTTTCCAAGTTTATTTTGTATATTAAAGTATAAATAAAAAACCAACAACATGAATAAAGAAATTGATGACCTGAATGAACAGGTTAAAGCATCCAC